CAACGCTTTAATATTCAAAAAACTATAAATAACAATAATTTGAGTTATTTAAAAAGTTGGATATCGGCGTTGCAAAATGACAATAAATTTTTAATATCGGCGTTGTCACAATCTTATAGAGCGTCCGAATTTTTACTTAATAAAGGCGTTAAAAAAGACTATACACAAGAAATCAAAAAAGTTGCATAAATATCACATATAAAGCGGGTCTAAAAAACCCGCTTTATTTAATAGTTGACAACTATATTAAATCATATAATTTCGCATAATAACCAAAAAAAAGGACATAAAAAATGACTATAAATTTAAACCAAATAATTACAAAAAAAAGAGCAATGATTATATTAAAACTACACGGTCTTACCGACTTAATGCATTTAAAAAGTTTTATAATCGATTTAGGTAATAAGGACGAATATGTTAAACGTGAGGTTTACGTTTGGTTAGGTTATGACTACGGTCATTGCGATTATATTTAAATATTTAATTGACGTTAAGCCCTTAATTATTAGGGCTTAGCGATAGTTAAAAAACTATCATAATACTAACAACTAAGGACGTAAAAAAATGACAAAAATGTTGCCAAAAAACACAAGCGAAAGTTATAACGGTTGGTCTAATTATGATACGTGGAATTTCAAATTATGGTTGGATAATGACGAAACTTCACAAGGTATGACTTACAATCTTATTAAAGACGCTATAAAAAAAAGCAAAAAACAAGCGGACGCCGTCCATTATATTAGAACGTTTTTAGAGCAATACGCTTTAGAAAACGCTCCACAATTAGAAAACGGCTTTTATTCGGACGTATTAAACGCCTCTATACGTTCAGTAAATTATTATCAAATTGCGGACGCTTATTTTTTTGATTATTTAGAAAACAATAATTTAAAAGAAAAAACGGCTTAGCCCTTACCTTGCATTATACACGCCTTAGTTGTACTCTAAGGCGTGTCAAGAAAACCCGAAAACGTATTTATTAAAAGAGTTAAAAACGCCAATAAAAACAATTACTTTCAGTCAATAGAGACCTACACAACGTTAGGTTGCGCCGATTGTTTTTGTGTTGTAAATGGCTCGAGTTTTTGGCTCGAGTTTAAACATACAAACGCTAAGAATTTAGGGCTAAGTAAGTATCAAATGGCGTGGCAATTAAAACTAATTAAGCACGGCGGTCACGTATTTAACTTTGTTAGGGTACTCTCGCAACGTTGCCTTAAAACCTATAGACTTGAGCCGTTAGGCGTTAGGCTTATTGCGACCGCCAATGACAACGTCGACGGTATCAACCAACTATTAAATCAACTATCGGACATTGTGCGAAATTGTGCGAAGTAATAACATTACTTCTGATAACTATACTTATCACTCCCAATAACTTCACATAACTTCACATAAGATAGAGGCGTTAGGCACGGCTCAGTCTACAAGGCTCATTAATCGATTGACCTTATGCTTTTTTATTTGCCTTATTTTTGCCACAATCAGCAATTTTTTTTGATTTTACAGAGACGTGCTTGAGCAGGATTCATAAACGTAGTAGGGTAAGAATTACAATGGATTTATTAAAGGGACCCGTAGAAAAAGACCTATTAACTCTTGAAGAGCTTCGTAACGAAGTAGAAAAGAAATGGATTAAACACATAAAGTTGTGCCAGGACAATTTTCTATATTTTGTTCAGGAGGTTTGGCCTGATATCATTATGCGAAAAGAAAAGGACCCAACTAAATATGGGCACCATCAGATAATGGCGTCAGAGTTCACTAAGATAGCTTCACAGAAAAAAGGGAGGCTCATAGTAAATATGCCCCCACGTCATACTAAGTCTGAGTTTGCTTCTGTTTTCTTTCCAGCATGGATGATAGGGAAGTTCCCCAAATTAAAATTAATGCAAGTTACACACAATGCTGAATTATCTTCTAGATTTGGTGCAAAGATTAGAAACTTAATAGATTCAAAAGAATATAAACAAATTTTTGGTGATGTAAGATTACGAGAAGATTCTAAAGCAAAAGGTAGATGGGAAACTAATCATGGTGGTGAATACTTTGCTGCCGGTGTTGGTGGAGCAATTACAGGTCGTGGTGCGGATTTGTTGATTATTGATGATCCACACACGGAACAAGACTCATTATCTAAAAATGCAATGGAAAGGACCCATGAATGGTATTCATCAGGACCCAGACAACGTTTGCAACCAGGAGGGTCCATTGTATTAGTTATGACTCGTTGGGCAGAAAACGACTTAACAGGGATGTTAATAAAAGGACAAAAAGAAAATAAAGCGGATAAGTGGAAAGTAATATCTTTCCCAGCCATACTATCAAGTGGTGATCCATTGTGGCCAGAGTATTGGACACTAGAAGAATTAGAAAGAGTTAAAGCAACTATTCCAGTTCGTAACTGGTCATCTCAATATATGCAGGACCCAACTTCAGAAGAGGGTGCAATTATTAAACGTGAATGGTGGAGACCATGGAAAAAATCAAACCTACCAAATCTTATGCATGTAATACAAAGTTATGATACTGCGTTTAGTAAAAAGGAAACTGCAGATTATTCTGCTATTACAACTTGGGGTGTATTTTATCCAACAGAAGGAGGACCCGCTAATATGGTTTTGTTAGATGCCATGAAAGGTAAATATGATTTTCCAGAACTTAAAGCTGTTGCATTAGATCAGTATAAATATTGGGAACCTGAAACAGTTATTATTGAAGCGAAAGCTTCTGGTGAGCCTTTAACCCAAGAGTTTAGACGTATGGGTATTCCTGTTATTCCTTTCACACCATCAAGAGGAAAAGATAAATATACTAGAGTTAATGCATGTGCCCCTATATTTGAATCAGGTACTATTTGGTATCCAGAAGGAGAACACTTTGCAGAAGAAGTAATTGAGGAATGTGCGGCGTTCCCACATGGAGAATATGATGACTATGTTGATAGTATGACTCAGGCTGTGTTAAGATATAGGCAGGGCAGCTTTATTGAAACAAGTTCTGATTATAGGGACACGTCAGATAGACCTGTTAAAGAATATAAATATTATTGATATGAAAAAAATTCAAAAAGCTTATACTGGTAGAGCTGTAAGACAACCTACAGAAACAGATACTGAATTTGAAATTAGACATGAATATCACACACCATTTAAAGGACCCCAAAAAGCAAGTCTAGGTGCTTTAATTGGAATTGGTGCAGATAATCTTTTAAAAAAATCTGAAACAGCTAGAAGCCTTACAAAAAATTTAGGTATTGGTGGAAACCTTTTAGGTTCTTATTATGATAAAAAAGCTGATACTAGGGATAAGACAACAGGTTCCGAACAAACAAAACAAATAACAGCAAAACGAATGGGTGGCATGATCCGTGGTGGTAGAGCCGAGATCAAAGGAACACGCCCCGCGAAACTAACATAGGAGATAATATGGCTAAAGAAAAAAAACAATTAACACCAGGAGTAAAGGCATCTGAGGTAGATAGAGAAATATTAGAAAACGTTGGATCAAAACCTTTATTTAATAAAAAAGCAAAAGGTGGCTTGAATAAATTTATGAAAGAAAGATCAGGTGCTGCAGTAACACAAAAAGAAAAAGATAGATTTAAAAAAGAAATATCAAGAGCTGCAACTACTGGAGCGGCAGCTGAAGCAATGTCGTCAGACGCAATGAAAAATATTTCTGGAGCTTCAGTTACCGATGCTGAAAGAGAAAGATTACAAGATGCAATGCCTGATTATGCAGAAGGTGGAGAAGTCGTAGTAGGTAAAGGAAAAGATTATATAAAAGATTTACTGTAATGGCTGATAAAAAAAAATCTTCTTGGCAAACTGTTGAAGAATATCAAACTGAAAAATTAAATAAAAGAACAGCTGACGCAATTAAAGAATCTAAAAAAATTACAAAAGAAAAAAAAGATTCATATACAGAACGTAATGAATTCAAACCAGGTTTTTATGATCAGCCTAGTAAACCTCCTATAACACCTGAAACTTATTATGGTACAGCAAGTGGTAAAACAAGTTTTGAATCACCAATCGTAGATCCAGATACATCTATGATGATAAATAGAAATCAAGGCGGAGAAGTTGTAGTTGGTAAAGGAAAAGATTACATCAAGGATTTATTATAATGGCTGATAAAAAGAAAGTTGGTAAAGTCATGAGAGAATTTAAAGCAGGTAAATTACATTCAGGAAAAAAAGGACCCGTTGTAAAAAATCCTAAACAAGCAATTGCTATTGCTCTATCAGAAGCTAAAATGACTAAACCAAAAAAAATGTCTGGCGGTGGTGATGCACAAGGACCTTTCTTACAAGGTGTTACACCTGAAATTGAAAGATCTGCAGAAGGAGTTGAGGGTTCACAATCAAGAATAGAAAAAGATAAAGCAAAAGTAACTGCACATACTAAAGCTGGAAATATTGGTATAGGCAGAACTGAATCAAAAATTTATCAAGGGCCTGGTACACCGGAACTTAAACAAAGAGAAGATAAAATATCTTACGATAAAAATTTTAAAGTTAATGATGGAACAGATGTTCTTTTATATGGAGAAAAAGGAAGATCAAAATCTGAATATTCAGGTTATGGTGAAACAAAAAAATCACAAGGAACTTTTAGAATAGGTGCAAAAGCAACAATGAAATTTGAAAAAGGTGGCGCTGTAGAAATTGGTAAGGGTAAAGACTACATAAAAGACTTACTATAATAGAGGTTACATAAGCAATTTACTATAAGATATAGTCCTTATTATCATTGCATGTTAAAATAATCCTGTTATAACAACAAGGAGATAGTATCATGAAAAAATCGTTAAGAAATCTAGCAAAGGTTGCAGCAGGTTTAGGCGCTGCATATGCTTTGACTAAGATGGGTAAAACTGAAACATCAGAAGCGGATAGCTTAAGAATGCAAAATCAAGCTGATCAGGAAGATGCTTCAAGAGCAGCATTTGCAAAAAAAAATGCAAGAATATCAGACGCACAAAGAATGTCTAATCAAGCAGCACAAGAAGATGCTTCAAGAGCAGCATTCGCGAATGCAAGTAAAACAAGTAGCCCAACAACTTTAAATCCTAAGACAGGTATTTATGGAGAACCCGGTTCATTAGAAGGTTTTAAAGCTTCAGAAGAAGCTAGAAGAGCTAGAATTTTTGGAACAGGAACAAGAGAAATAGATCCAGGTAGTCCTAAAGCAAAACTAGCTGCAAGATTAAATAGATCTAAAGGTGGATCTGTAATAGCAAGAGGAAACAAATTAGCAAGAAGTAAACCGACTAAACTTTTTTAATGGCTGAAGTCGACAAAAACAATGAACTCCCACAAGAGGAAGTTGTTGAAAACGAAATTGATATAGAGTTACCACCTGAAGAAGGTGTTGTAGAGGAAGCAGCAGAAGCTGTTTCTGATGAGTTAGACTTTTATAAAAATTTAGCTGAGGATATGGATGAAAGATCTTTAGCTCGTTTGTCGTCACAATTAATTTCTGATTATAAAAAAGATAGAGTCTCAAGAGCAGATTGGGAACAAACCTATGTTCAAGGATTAGATCTTTTAGGATTTAAATACAGAGATCAAACTAGACCCTTTCAAGGAGCAACGGGTGTTACACATCCTTTACTTGCAGAGTCAGTTACACAATTTCAAGCACAAGCCTATAAAGAATTATTACCATCTGAAGGTCCTGTAAGAACACAAGTTGTAGGATTAGAAACACCAGAAATTTTACAACAAGCAGAACGTGTTAAAGATTTTATGAATTACATGTTGATGGAAGAAATGGAAGAGTACACTCCAGACTTTGATCAATTATTATTTTATTTACCTTTATCAGGATCTTCGTTTAAAAAAGTTTACTATGATGAAATCATGCAAAGAGCGGTATCTAAATTTGTACCTGCAGATGATTTAATTGTTCCTTACTATGCAACAGATTTAAAAGATTGTGAGCGTATTACACATGTTATTAGAATGTCAGAAAATGATGTTATTAAAAAACAAAAGTCTGGATTTTATAGAGACGTAGAGTTAATTGCTAAACAAGCAGAACAAACTGCTATTCAACAAAAACTATCTGAGATTGAAGGTGTTAAACCATCAGGAGAAATTGAAAATCAATTTAATATTTTAGAGATGCATGTTGATTTAGATTTAGAAGAATTTGAAAATACAGGTAAAAAAGATAAGAAAGATATTAGAGTTCCATACATTGTTTCAATAGATGAAGGCTCACAAGAGATTTTATCTATCTATAGAAACTACGATCCAGAAGATGAGCTGATGAGACGTAAAGAATACTTCGTTCATTTTAAATTTTTACCAGGTTTAGGCTTTTATGGTTTTGGATTAATACATATGATTGGTGGATTATCACGATCTGCTACATCTTCACTAAGACAATTACTAGATGCAGGTACATTAGCTAACTTACCAGCAGGATTTAAGTCACGAGGTATAAGAATTCGTGATGATAACCAACCTTTTCAACCAGGTGAGTTCAGAGATGTTGATGCACCGGGTGGAAATATTAGAGATCAGTTTCAAATTTTACCTTTCAAAGAGCCAAGTCCAACTTTATTTCAACTTTTAGGTTTTGTTGTACAAGCTGGACAACGTTTTGCATCAATTGCAGACATGCAAGTAGGTGATGGTAACCAACAAGCAGCTGTTGGAACTACAATTGCACTATTAGAACGTGGTTCGAGGGTTATGAGTGCTATTCACAAGCGTTGTTACTACGCAATGAAACAAGAATTTAGAATTTTAGCAAAAGTTTTTGCAGATTACTTACCACCAGTGTACCCGTATGCAGTTTATGGTGCAGATCGAATGGTAAAAATACAAGATTTTGATGACAGAGTAGATGTAATTCCAGTTGCAGACCCAAATATTTTCTCAATGTCACAAAGAGTGACACTTGCAAATGAAAATTTGAAGATTGCAGCCTCTGCTCCACAACTTCACAACTTAAGAGAGGCTTACAGACGAGTTTATGAAGCATTAGGCACTAGACAAATTGATAATATCTTACTTCCTGAAAAAGAACCTGTACCAGAAGACCCAGCAACAGAAAATTCTAAGGCTCTTCGTATGGAATTGTTAAAAGTTTTTCCAGATCAAGATCATAATGCACATGTTGCTGCACATGGAATATTTATTAGAAGCAGAATGGTACAAATGAATCCAATGGTCTACGCA